TCATAGTAGGCAGCATACAATAAGAAGTCCTGTATATAAGACTCTACTAACGTTAAATATTCACCTGACAAAGTACTTGCATCAATGTCGGATAATATTTTTTCATATAAGACAGTACCTATAATACGTTGTAGGTAGATGTCCTGTGCTTCTCTAACGGCATTTTTTAAGAAAGCAGTGTCAAGTGCATCATTGATGTCCGTGAACTCTCTTAATTTTGCCTCTGATATGATAAATGTACTTGTCATTATATTGGGAATCTATCGTTATTTGAACCTGTACCTTCAGCCTCTTTATCTGCTTTTTCGATTTCAGTTTCCAATTCAGTATCTTCACCTGAATCAGCATCGATAGAAGTTACTACATCTGTTTCTTCCTCTCCATCAGCAAACAATTTTAATTGCTGAACACCTACTGTAATATCACCAGCTTCAGGATACATCATTTCTAACATTTCCTCTACTGAAGATAATAGTTGTTGTTGGAACGGACGAATAACAGTGTTAACTAACAATAGGTAAGCATCTAACATTTCTTGTCTTCCTCCAAGTTGACCTGGTTCTTTAATACCAAGTATCATCCCTGAAGTTATACGGTGGGCTGTTAAAATCTTTTGTGTTACTAAATCTGACAATGTTGTATAATAACCATCAGCTCCATTCTGTGGAATAGGTGTGATAACAGGTGCATTAGCTGGATCATCTAAATCCATATACAACAAAGAACCAGCATTGTCTGTTCCAGCATATTGCATACGAAGCATCTCTTCGATTGCTTGTCTTTGATCTGGATCAGCATTAGTAAATGTAGTAATAGCTAAGCTTGGTGCTAAGCCATTTTTAATATTGTTTAAGTGGAAGTTATCTACTTCCTCGTCCAAGTTAATTACACGTAAAGCACCTACATAATCAGGTAGTGGGTAATAATCTTGACCCGGTGCATAAGGACGATATACGTAAAGTTGTTTTGGTTCCTCGTTAGATTTTGCCGGATTATAAACTGGCAAATAAGGAACATCTTTAGAAATTTGATTGGTAGTGTATCTGTATTTTTCACTCCATTCGTTTGAAATGTAGTATCCTGGGATTCTACCTCTATAATTTTTTTCTGCTGCACGTAACCAACTATAATCAATGTGGTATACTGCTGCTATTTTTGTACGTGATTTGTTATATACAACTTCCATTGCATAACCACCATACAATTTAAAATCTGTAGCTAAACGGCCAAACAAATCATTCCATGATTCTTCCGGATTGGCCCTATCTAAAACATAAGAAGGTTCAGCTACTAAACCCTCTCCAACAATACCATCAACAATAGCATTTATACACGTGCCGTGAATAGATGAATTATTATATAAGTCGATTAAGTGTTGTGGAAAGTCATTGTACTCTCCATACTTAACGAATTTCCCATTTGTAACCTTCTCAGTAGGCATTACCCTCTCTGCAAAGGACTTTCTGATGGTTTTAAAGTTAAATTTTTTATTATCCATTGTACGTTATATAAGTCCCATTCTCGTTTGATGATACATATTGGGTAATATCTTGTTCATTCGAACCTGATACATAAGCTCTATCTGAATAGATAAGATCTACCAAACCTTCTTGCCCTGCTGTAGCCCATATTTCATTAAATGAATCCCAAGCTGTAGCAACAGCATTCCATTTGGCATCTGCAAAAGTATAAGTATATACAGCTACATCGTATTGTCCTGATGGAGTAGGGGCTAATGAACCACTATTCGAAATAACTAACCAATTTCTGTATTGATTAGGGGCAGATACAGTTGTTAACGGAAATGTACCATTACTATTGTCGTATGATTGACTATAAGCAACAATTAATGAATTGTAATAGCCGGAAGCTGTACTTGGAACATCAATCCAAACAGCATTAGTATTGGTAGTCTCTGATTTATTAAACTGTAGCATCTCTTTATTTTATATAAAAAAGGAGTAGGGGCTATGCGTAAGCATAACCCCTTTTCCTAATTATTTATTATCCTACAGTAATGCCTGCAAGGATAGGTGTCAAATCTGAACCGCTGATTTCTGAAGCAGGGTCAGGTTCTTGTCCTGTGAACGTTAACGTAAATCCATTGGCGTCGCCAAATGCTGTACCTGAAGCTCCTTGTCCGCCATTCAATGACAAACCGTTTTGCTCTCCCAAGTAGAAGAATTTACCAATACCATCAGATGAACCGTTGTTAGTTTCAACAATCATCTTAATAGTAACATTCTTGCTCAACAAACGAACTTGGTTTCTGGTTGCACTCTGCATTTTATGCAAAGGCATGTTAACTGTCTGTTCGAAGAACACAGTACCATTTTCGGTAGAACCGTTAATAGTTTCTGTATAATCACCAGTTTGGCGAGTTAATTCGAACTTATAGAAAGTACCAGAACCGGAAATCGCTGTGATTAAGCCAGTAGCACCAGAACCTACAACCGTGTCAACAGAACCAGATAAGATATAGACGTTTCTAATACCACCAGTGTTGTCACGACAACCTAATGTAAATCCTGAAGTAATATCACATGTACTCATAATTCTGTTTTGTTTAAAGGTTCAATATTAGGCGTTATTAGATACCCAGAACTCAGGGTAAGCTACGTTAACACCAAGTTTAGTGCTGATTCTGTGACGAAGTTGGTCTGTGTTAATGTCGTACCACAACTGGAACTCGCTGAAATCGCTCATCAAGTCAGTACCAGCAACGATTTGCTTGGCTGGGCCGAGAACGATACGAGAAGTGTTGATACCAACTGTACCTACTACTTTCACGTTAGGTTGGAAAGGCATTCCGATTTCCAACAAACCTCCACGGTTAACGATGCTTACAGGATCGAAGTAGAAGTTGTTAGCTGAACGGATAGAAGAGATAAACTCACGGAATTTACCTACTGACATGAAGAATGTCAAGTCTTCTCTATCTGCAACATCTGAAGTCAATGCAGCCAACATAGTCTCTAAGTTATCCAAAGATGCAGTAGTTGTACCTACGATTTGGCTTGATGCCAAAGCAGAACCTGCTGAACCAGAAGATAAAATTTCTAACAAACCATCAGACTCACAAGTTCCACCGAAGGTAGAAGTTGAACCTGATACTTGTTGCCATAAGAATTGGTCGTTAGCTTTCTGGAATTTGTTAACTAACAAATCAGAGTAAGCTCCTGCCAATGCAAAAGTTTCGTTGTAAGACCCTGGCTCCAATGCAGAGATACCTAAGTATTTCTTGTCCATGTCTTTCAAACACAATCCGTCCTGTGAAGTACGAGGACATACTGTGATGTTACGTTGGGTGAAAGCAGCTGAACCAGAGAATGTAGTAGAACAATTAGCATTCTGAATATACAATTCTACATCAAACAAGTTGATTGGTTCTTGGTACTTAACACCTTCTTGAATGGTGATGTACTCCATAGTACTACCACCATAAACAGCTTTTACAACGAGTTCTCCTGCAACTTCGTTGTTAAAGTCATTAAGGGCTGATACGTTTAGTGCCATAATAGTTTTCTAATTTAATTATTTCTTTTTATTTTTAATTTCGGCCATAGCCATTTTAATACGGTCGGCATTTTTTGCCTCCTCTACGTTAAAACCACGTTTCATGGTTTCAACTTTGTCTGTGGTTGTCATAGTAGGTTCAGCAGCTGGCATGTCTTCCATCATAGCTACCTTTGCTTCCAATGCTGCCATCTTATCTTTCATTGATTTCATTTCCTCCTTAACAGATTCAACGATTGCTTCAACGATTTCTTCAATTTTAGCTTCGGGTGCTTCTACTACTTCTTCCATTTCTTCTTCAGTCTCGTCAACAGCCTCTTCAGCCATTTCAACTTTTTCTTCATCTTCTACTTCATCCACCATTTCAGTTTTTTCAACTTCTGCAATAGCTTCTTTGATATCTTCGATTGCATCCTTCATACCATCTTTGTAGCCTTCTTCTTCAGCTGCAGTACGTGGGGTTTCTTCGAATTTTTCGTTTGAAGTAGCTTCAACAAGATTAAAGTGTGACTTAACTAAGTCTTTTAATTCATTTGAAGTCATAGTATTTTATAAAAAAGGTTAAACATTCTATTGTTTACGTAATACATATATTTTGGATTGTGCATTACTTTTTAGGTGACCATTCAGCAATATCTGGCAATGTCCATTGCTTAGATAATTGTTGATAGCAAATAGCAGCTGCTTGTTTATTATCATATTCACCTGATAAGTCAGCTATACAACGAGTAATAAACTCGTCCTTTGTTTCAATTGGTGTTTTACTTGGTATTGGCATATCTATCTAATTTTTCAGAGAAATAACCCTCTACAGAGAATCCTTTTACTCTACCAGTTTTAACATATTCGTCCCATACTTGTTTATTATTTACTTTATAGATACCCATCCAAGTACCTTTAGGTAAATTAAAACCATATAGTTTAGATTTATCAGTTTCTGGGTCTTTAATTAACCATGATTCAGCTAAATAAACTCCATCAACTATGTCGTTAGGATTATGTTCAATGTTGACAGAGTCATTCAACTTGTCCTCCATTGTTTTATATGCTAATTGTTCAACGGTTGTTTCATCAAAATATACATAATATTCTTCACCGTTATCATCAATACGTTTAATTAATTTATTAGGTACCATTAATGGACCTACTAACATTTGCTTTTCATCTAATTCAGCTTGTGCAAATGCCTCGTTTATTACAGTAGTATTTAATCCTGTTGTTTTACCTGTATTGTTATCAATTGGTTTAGTTGATTGGGCTGAACCTAAACCTGGTAATTCAGCAGCTACTGCTTTTTTATTGTTAGTGTCTTCTTTATAGAATAAT